TCTCAAACCTCTGTCACCGGACAGCATTAAGTCAGTACAGAACAGACAGGGCAGGTACATAAGATACGAACAGGTCACAAAGAACAAAATACCTAACAAAGAATTCAAGCCAGAAGAAATATTCCATCTTAGCAGAGAAAGGATTGCAGACGAAATCCACGGTATAAGCGTCGTGAAGTCTGTAGAATGGATTATCCTGGCCAGGAACGAAGCCATGAACGATTGGAAGAAAGTACTGCACAGAAACGTACAGCCGCTTTGGGTATTCCACTTAGATACTGACGACACAACAGAGATAAGCGCCTTTAAGACCAAGATGGACAACGCCAGAAAGGACGGCGAGAATATGTACATTCCGAAAGGAACTGTAGAGCCGGAGCTGGTAAGCCCTGCAATCAACGCGACACTTAACCCGCTGACATGGATTAACCAGCTTAACGATTACTTTTTCCAGGCTGTCAATACTCCTCAGATTATCATCGGTAACGCTAAAGAGTTTACAGATGCAAGCGGTAAGATAGTTTACTTAGCGTTTGAACAGAGCGTTAAGGCCGGCCAGCTTTATGTAGAAGAGCAAGTACTGGCCCAGCTAAACCTGGAGATTCACTTAACATTCCCAGCGAGCTTACAGAACGAACTGCTAAGCGACGAAGCAAAACAACCTGGCATAGAAAAAGCAGCACAACCTAACGATACAACAGCAGAACTCGAGGGGAAAGCATGAAGAATAAGATAAAACGAGTCAATAAAAATGTACTGGTTGTAGCATTACTATGCTTAACATTCATCGAGTGCATAGCATTATCGAACGGGATTAACGGCACCCTAATGACCATAATCGTTGGCGCGATAACTGGCATAGCGGGCCTGGCTATTCCCGTTAAGGTGACATGATGGCAGTCATAAGAAGACCAAGACCGACAAATGTAACAAAGGAAGGGAGAAAGAAAGACACCGGTAAAGGTAGCGGTGGCGGTCCTGGACCAGGAAAAAAAAGTAGCGGAAACAGAGGGAGCGGAGGCAGCGGTAGAGAACTCACTCCATTCGAGAAGCTAGCTAAAGAGAGAGGTGTAGACCTGCAGGCAGAACAGGAAAGAGCAAGATCACAACTAGAAACAGGGCAGAGAGTAGGCGGGACAACCCCATCTTCTCAGCGAGGGATAGCTGCAGCAAGAGGCGGGACTGAAAGAGTTGACCTCTCAAAGATTCCAATAGCTGACCCAAGCACACCATACGCAACTTTAGATAATCCTAACCCTGACGGGTCGTTTCAGTATGAAACTCCCGACGGAGTATTACATCACGTCAGCGCTACAGGCGTAGACACAATACTTGACCCTGGAGCTATCGCTCAGATAACAGCGTCAGACATAACTTCATTCGGCTTTGCTGTAGGTGGCCTGTTGGTAGGGACCTTAGCAGGCATAGGAATAATCACAGCAAAGACTGCAGCTTCTCAAGCGATAGGAACAACAGCAGGCTTTACGATAGGCGGTACTGCTGGAACTGCAGGGACATACGCAGTAAATACAGTATCGGCAAAACTCACTCAGTCATGGCTGGCTAGCTTAGGGGCAAAAGTATTTACAGCCTCGACCATCATAGCCGCAATCGGCTCTTATCCATTCGCAGGCTTCATCAAAGAAGAAGCATTGCAGACCGTAGGCTTCGGAATAAACACAGCGCTGAACAACGGAAATACTGAAGGGGCAGAGATAGCTCTACAGCAGCAGAGAGAAATACTCAATCCTGTACTTTGGCAGAAGATAACCAACGGCATACCATTCGCTAACGTACTTACGAACCTAAACGAATTTTATGAGGCCTCTAGGATAAAGATGGCTATCGACGAGCAAAGGCTCGAAGACATGAGAATGAAGCAAGAGACCGGCGAGACAGAAGAGCAACGCTGGCAAAGAGTAGACGCAAAAGAAAAGGCACAAGACACAGCTGCCGTCGATTATTATAATGAACAAAGAAGACAAATGCTCATCTGGGAGCAAGAAGCAAGAGCTGCCGAGCGTGCTGCTGTTAGAGCTGAGGAAAAAGCAGCAAGAAATGATGACGCGAATTTCTGGGCCGAGCAGAGAGAATTACAGAGGCAGAAGGAAGCAGAAGACCGCGAAGCGATAGCAAAGTTCTGGGCTGCTTATAGAAAAGCAAATCAAAAAGCAGCTGATAACAACCGGCCGAGCAATCTAAAGTTCGGACTATTATAAGGAGGAGATACTATGGCAGAAGAAACAACACCGGGAGAGACACCTGCACCGACACAACCACCAGAAACACCAAAGCCGCTGCCTGCAGCAGATAAACCATTGCCGCCAACACCACCGCCTACAAAGGCAGAGGATATGATAAGTAAGGCAAACGCAGCCGCAGCTAGAATAGAGGAAAGTAATAAGAAGTTTGAAGAACTGTTGAACAGACAGGAACAGATGAAAGTCGAGCAGACCCTCGGCGGAACAACTGAGGCAGGTCAAACAACAGAGAAGAAAGAACTGACACCAGCAGAATATAAAGACAAAGTGATGAGAGGAGAAATTGACGCCCCCAAACCCACCTAAAGACTTAGGAGTTAAGATCGGAACGCCGGAAGAGGTTTTCTGGACGGGAATAAAGGAAAAAGCCAAAGAAGACATAGGGCGGTGCAAACACGAGATAGAGATTAACGAAGCCCTCATTGTACTGTCAGAAAAGAAAATTACTGCAGAAAAAGGAAAAGTTTAAATAGTTGTTCCCCAACACTATAACATACAATGGCAAATGAAGCAGTCTTAATGGTTGAAACAAGCCTACCTATACCTTTCACTGTAGCTGATGGCTCAGGGATTGAAAAGGGAACACTTGTAAAGATAACAGACCCTAACACAGTTGCAGCTACTTCCGCAGATGGTGACGCATTTATAGGTATTACAGCAGAGGAGAAGATCGCCAGCGATGGCAAGACAACAATCGGAGTTTACACTTCTGGAATTTTCAGGATAAAAGACGCAGGCGCAGGTGTGACTGCTGGCGATATGCTGAAAGTTAACGGTGCAAACCTTGTGGCAACAGCTGACGAAGCCGGAGCAGGCGCAGTCGCAGAGCACGTAGGTAAAGCACTAGAAACTGCAGCGGCAAGTGAAACGCTGTTAGTTCAAGTGGGGCGAGGCTAAATGGCAGACCAAAGCGGGCAAGCAGACATAAGGGGAATCGACATTGACAAGTTAGCTAAAGGTTTCGCAGACGAAGCAAACATACTTAAAAAGTTTGTTGTTAATTCTACTACAAAAGCAAGAGAGATCAGATGGTATCAGAAAACCTCTGGCTTCTTAGATACGACAGACACATCGGGCATCACTAAAACCTGGATTAATCCAGTTGCAGAGAGAGCAAGACCATTCGCAATAGAGCAGAGCTGGACGAGAAACACATCTTACGTCAAGAAGTTCTTTGTAGAATCACCGACAATCTCCCTGGAAGACATTAAGGATTCTGACATAGACATACTGGCTACAAACGTAAGGGACATAGTACGTGCTGTAGCAAGAAAGGTCGACCTAAGAATATTCTCAATACTGACTAATGCACTAGACGCAACACCAACACAGCCACTGACCAACGGCGCTGTAACAGTTCAGAACACAGCAGCTACAGGAACAGGCTGGGACGATACAGTTAACGGGAATCCAATACTAGACATACTCAATGGAAAGCAACTGATAAGAGCGCAGGGTTACGACCCAGAAGGCTCAATACTAGGCATGAACTCAATCGAACACAAACACTTACTGAATTATCTTATCAGTATTAAAGGCTCAAGCATTCCATCTTTCTCTAGTGAGAAAGTAAAGAGTGGCGTAGTCATGGAAGTGTTAGGCTGCAACGTAGTTGTAAGCGAGAACTTCACGACTGATTGGGTATACCAATGGGTGCCACAAAGAGCAGCAACATGGAAAAGCTTTATGCCAATCACTTCTGTAGTTATGGACGAGCCAGGAATCGGCAAAAAGATCAGGTGCTGGGAAGAGGGCGAATGCCTGCTTACAGACCCTAAAGCTGTTCACGTAATATCTGATACTATAACTTAAAAATGACACAAGAAAATAGGGAACGGGCTTATAAGAATTTCAGAGATACTGAAAAGAACTATGAGGCCAAACCCCACATGAACCACGGATTGACTTCTACCAGTGCAGTAAGAGCGCACGCTAAAGGGCTGGCAGACGCACTGTTAAAAAAGAACCCTGAACTAGAGGCAGCTCCAAAGGAACCCGAAGTACCAAAACCTAAGAAAAAGAAAAAGGTGGTATAAATGCCACGAGACGAACGGGACATCGTAGGAACTGTCGCGGGTACAACCGAAGCAGCCTTTGTTGAGAATGGCGGCGGGACAGCGGTCAATGATGATTCTACTTTTGGCGGTTATACTTTACAACAGATCGCTCAAGCACTAATAGATATAGGTATCTTAAGTTAAATGGCAACCACTGATATATACACAGTCACCGGAGACATTACTATTGAGAGGGCTTCTATACGGTGCTTAGGTGGTGACGTTGACGATTACATACAGGTTGACGCTCACGCTGTGGCAAGAGTAGCAGCTAACGACACAAAAGGCACCTATTCTGCATGGATAATGGTGCCGGACATAACCGGAACTTACACTATCGTAGGTGCTGGGGATAAAAACGTCGTTGAATTCTTAGAGTTAAACGTCGAAGCTGGACTAATAACAGCCAGATGTACAGACGCAACAGTCGCACAGTTTGTCACACAAGCTGACGCAATAGCCATCACGCCGCATAAATGGCACCATATAGCAGTAGTTCAGGCAGCAGACGGTCATGGGGTCAGGTTGTACGTAGATGGCTCTGAAATAGCCGCTACAAACGACACAGCGACAGACGTAGACGAATGGTACAATAACCTTGACGGAATTGACAGCTTTAGAATAGGAGCAGCCAATAAGGCTGGTGACGATACAGTCACTCAAGAGTTTAAAGGTTACATCTCAGACGTAAAGTACTGGAACAGAGCATTAACCGCAGCCGAAGTGGCAAGGGATTACGGTGGCACTGCAATAGATGATGATAGCACATACTTACAATTACACATTGACTTTAAAGATGATCTAATCGATTCCGGGCTAGGAGCAGACGACGGGACAAATGTAGGCAGTGGAATTATACTATGCAACGCAGTCTCAGAGTTCAGCTCAAGACTAAGCTTTATGACTGGTACGCCAGTGGTTGCAGATACTATAAAGATCACCATGAATAACACCAAAGGCTTCGCCCTGGTCATTCAAGCAGCATAAAGTTTAAATACTTCTCCTTCTTAGTAATATATTATGGCTAATACAGCAGGCGAAAAAGAACTAAAGAGAAAGTGGCCGCATGTATCTGGACTGACTGCAGAAACTACAAAACAAGAGGGCAGAACGTCAAACCTGGTGGCATTAGGTGTGAATGGAAGAAAAACCATAGTGCCTAACAGAACTCGTACGGGGTTATGATGGCGCCAAAAAGAACTAAAACCGACAGGCTCTTAGGCCAGATGAGAAGCAGACGCAGGCCCGAACTAAAGACACCGATAGCTACAGACATGATGTTGCCTAATAATTCTGGAGTATCTAATCACCCTGAGTTTAAAAACAATACATTCTGGCAAAAGAACGGCTCAATACTAAGCCCAAAAGATGATGTTACAAAATTATTAATAGAGCAAGACACAGAATTTGACCTTGCCTCTACCGAGTGTGTTGTTATCAAAAAGCCAGCAGACGCAACAGGAACTTGCTTTCCACTAGAAATAAGGGGGGGTTGGAAACTCCCAACTTCTTCCGCACAAATCTTATTCTCAACTAATGACACAGACAACAGCACACAAATAGGGGGCTTTGGATTAAGGCATTATGATAAAGACGAGCCACCAATAGCCTTACTTAATGCTGCG